AGCATTACATCAAAGTCTTCTGCAATCCCAATGCTTATGCCTAGCAACATTGTTAGCAATACTATGATAAATGGACTGGGCAAAAATAAAAACCAATAGGTACTGAATAGTCCATGTCCATGTTCTAATCTGTATGCACGTTTACGTTGAAAGTAATGTACAATACCTTTGATACAGTTTTTGATTTTATCAACAACCCATTCGCCTATAAAATAACGCACAGTCCTTACAACTATAAGCACAGGACTTGCAATAACATCATAGAATAACAATGCAACATCAACAAGTAAATCAACTACATGATCCACTGTCCACCAGGCTTTAAACTTTTGGATGCGTTGTTTTGTAACAGTTGATATATCCATATTAGTAGTATTTACCCGATAAATACGCTATACGGAGAATAACACACATGTCTATGTTTTTAAGATGGTGGTTGCTATTTTGCACTAGTTGTGCAGCAATGTTTGCAGCCTATAGTTTTGGTTTTATTGATGCATTGATTGCAAAGGATATTACACGACTCAGTTTTGCTATTTTAGGTGTTTTCTTTACAGCCAGCATATTTGTAGGCTGGTTGACTTACAAAAGGAGCCGCGGTAAGTCAGTTGAAGCAGGAACAAACATAGGTTGGTTTATCACAGAACTATTACTTGCACTTGGCATGATCGGCACAGTTATCGGATTTATTCTAATGCTGGGCGGCAGTTTTGAAAACTTGAACATATCAGACACAGGCAGTGTAAAAACTGCTCTTACAGACATGGCAATAGGCATGAGTACTGCGCTGTATACTACACTAGTAGGAATGGTGTGTAGCCAAATACTTAAGGTGCAGTTAGTTAATGTCGAATCTAGATAACAAACTAAAGTACAAAAGCAGCATAGGCTTTACAGATTTGCTATTCAATCTTGTGATTGGATTTGTGTATTTGTTTGTGATTGCTTTTATACTGATTAATCCTGTGGCTAAAAAAGGCGATGTGATTAAAAAAGCAGAATATATGGTTGTGATTGAATGGAATCACGATTACAATGACGACGTTGACTTATGGGTGAAAGATCCAGCAGGTAATGTTGTAAGTTTTTTGCGCAAAAGCCAGGGCTTAATGCACTTAGAAAAAGATGATTTGGGTTATAGCAATGATGTTTATGTTAAAAGCAATAAAGAACAAATTATCCATCTTAACAGAGAAGTGCTAACACTACGCGGTACAGTAGAAGGTGAATACCAAGTGATGGCACATGTGTATAATCGTAAGTTTACTAAGAGAGACGGCGAAGTACGTCAAGACTTGCCAGGTATAATAGAAGTCACTGTTATCAAAATTAATCCTTATGTAGAGACATATTTTGCTAGAGTGCCCTATATTGAAACAGCGCAAACACTGAGTTTGGTTAGATTTAACATAGGCGAGAAGCATGCATATCTTGGACACAACAACACCCCAAGTGACTTTATTACTAACAAAGGAACTAGTGGATTGGGAAGAAGGTATGACAGAGTTAGATAATGTTTGATTTTAATTTACTTCCATTCTTTGCGAGTATGCTAGTGCTAACACTGATAGTGCTGGGTTTAGGCGTGCATTTTTATCGCAATACACTAGTAATGTTTATAGTTATTCCTATTGCATTATTCTGTGCATTTAGTGGGTATAATACTATTACTACGATGCTGGGCTATCCTGTAAAACAAACTATTCCAGAAGATAGCATGTATCTCAACCATATTGAAAATGCTGACGGCTCAGAACTGTATGTATGGGTATTGGAGCCAGAGCGTATGATGCCAAAGAACTACAGTGTTCCTGCAACTAAAGAAAATAAAAAACAAATGCAACGTGCAAAAGGTCGCACTGACAAAGGCATAAATCAACAAATAGGCAAATACAAAAGCGAACGCAAAGGTGAAACAAATGACGGTGATTATATGACCTATGACTTTAGTATTGATCCACAAGGATTAAAGTGAGGCAGACATGAAAGAATTTATGCTTGTTATCTCTATGTGGGGTAACACAGGTGCAGAATGGGAATACATTGGTAATCAGATGGTATTGCAACAACCAATGTCTGAATCACAATGCAAGTACTTGATCAAAGATGACATGTGGGCTGCATCATATGAAAATGAATACTATATGATGGTAGCACAGTGTTATCCAAAAGAATGTGCTGGTCAAGAAACCTGTGAAAAATAGTTGGCTTTGGGGGAAGGATTCGAACCTCCACGCTTAAATACATTGCACACATACTTAAACAGACCGTAAACAGCGGCCCACGTCTACCATTTCGTCACCCCAAACTGGTTGTTATGCGGCTATTGCAACCTCTTGCTTTTTATCCATTGCCGCGATCATTCTTGTTAACCCAATACCGCCGCCCACTCTTGGGAAGAAGTCGTGCTGTAAAAACTTTTCTAGTTCTGCTTGAACACGCTCTTTGGTAAACAGTTCAAATAATAGATTACTATATGCACCATCTGTAATAGTATGGAATGTATCTCTCATTTGATCTACATCACAACTGCGCTCTGCACTGCCTATGGTTTCCATTCCGCCTAGGATAACATCAATCTTTCTACTAGTGCCGTTAGCGTTACGACTCATATTCCAAAATGGTGATGTCATCTCAGGAAAGTCTGTAATCATTGTTGCAGTAAAATCTTCGTACATCTTTATTTCATGTTCTGCTTCAATTTCAGACATAGGATCTAGTCCATAATGTTTTTGCCATTCAGAGTATGGTTTTGCAACTATATCACCAAATCCGCCAAATCCCAAGTATTCGCAAAGTTCGTATTCCATATCTTTAAGGTCATTAATATCTCCTGGCATTTCAAATTCAAACATCGGGAAAATAATATCATGTCTGCCTGGGATTGCATTTGGTTCTTGTCTATAACTTGTGCTGACACAAAAAAAGCCTTTCGATGAAGGCTTAGTAAGTAATTCATATTCTAACCACATTTGACCTGTTTGAGGCAAGGGCCATACTTCGCCTGCGTAATTATATGTTGCTACGTTAAATGGATCTTCGCATGCAGCAAGTATTGACAATCGGTTTTGTGTATGTACTTCTTCGAAACCTTTGTCTAAAAAAAAGGACCTTAATAGGCCCGACGTGTGCGTAAACTTCTGTGGATTGATTAGTTGTGTCATCTTTTTTCCTCTTGATATTCAACCTAAAAAAAATATAGTCAAAAAAATATCGACATATTTTCCGTTCGTTTATTTAGTCTTGACACGTTTGTTTTTGTATGTTATAAATATACTGCAATGTTGAAGCAAACTCAACGCTAGACTGGACCGGGGGGCGGTACCCCGCGCCTCCACCAATACACATCGAGGTGTGTGCTTATGGGGGCGAAATAGGATCGACAGGTAGTTAATAGGTAAGTGGAGTTGTCCGGCGCAAGCTCGGTTAACGCAAGAACAATGATAATCGCAAATGATAATCAACAGCCAGAAATGGCACTAGCAGCCTAGTTTAAAGGTATGCGTGAGCGGGTACTGCTTAGAAACAGAAGTGCCACTTTATTCGAAGAGGAATCGACCATGGGTAAGAAAAGATCAAGAGCAACACAGACAAGCAAAAGCACACATTGCCAAAACCGTACTAGTTGGAGCAAAGCGCAAAGACGAGAATACAACCAAACATTTACGCAAGTAATTAACCAAAGAGCAGCATGGGCACGAGGCAAACGTGTAATGCTTACTATTCCTAACACAAATACCAACGAAACAAACAAGCCATTTATCCGTGTAAACGCAAGTGAAATATGGGGCGACTGGCGCGGAAAGAAGGCTCCATCAAAGTAATAACACTTTTACTAGTACTATTACTAGTTGCCTGCAGTCCAGTAATATCCACTACTAGTTTATTTCATAGTGTGGTAAAAAGGGATGCGCTTGGCACAGTCACTGGTTTATTTGGTAAATTTGTAACTACAGAAGAAGAGCTACAAGAACAACAGGTACAAAAGAAATCAAGAGCAGAGATTATGGAAGATCTGCGCAAAGCATTAGAAAGATAAATCAATAGCAAACATAAAATTTTCTAAGGTATTCAAGAATGCTTTTCCCTTACATAAACTACAAACTATAGTAGATTACTATCATTTAACTCGTAAAAAAAATGGTAGGAAGTATCTTGATGAGTTTGATGCGCACTGGGAACAGAAATGGGTTGCTGTTGAGTTATTAAAATTAGTCAAACAGCAAAGATTACAGATATTAGATGTTGGTGCAGGCATTGGTTTGTTTGCATGGATATGTGTATCTATTGGACATAAGGTTGACATAACTGAACTTCCCGTTGAAAACAATTATCAGCCAAGTGATATTATAAACTTCTTTGAAGATGCTAGGAAGGCATTTGGATTAGACGAGGCAGTTACTACCTATAGATGGATAATATCCAGCGAGGATTATAAATTTCCCAGCGAAAAACAGTATGACTTAATCACCATGCATAGAACTAATTTTGATATTTATTGGAACACACACGACTATACAACTTGGATTAAAAATTGCTTAATGCCAGGCTTACGGTCAGGTGGAAAGATATTCTGGGTTTGTTCACATAAGAAATGTGACACGTTACGAGCAGCATGCGAACAAGGAAGAATTAAATACCATCAACATCAGTTAGGTGATCTTGGAACAGAATATAATATATTTGAAATATAT